GTCAGATATTTAGCTCCTTCTGTAACTGCTACTTATTCTCAGAATGGTACAACATTAGTAGTGACTAAAACTGATCATGGTTTATATCCTGGGGATAATGTTTACTTAGATATAGCCACTGGAGCTGCGACAGATGAGACTCTAACAATAGTAAGTAAGACACAGAACACTTTTACCCTCACTGCTTCTAATGCTGCAGTTACTTCAGGAAATGTTGTCTATCATAATTCGACAGCATTTAATGATACTCGTTGGAGATTTGTAAGAGTAAAACTTAGGTCTTTACCTACTGAAGTTGCATTTTTAGAAGGTGAGAGAATGGCAGATCGAATTGTAGAAAGGGATACTGGAATTGCTTCTACATATTCAAGAGTAGGTTCTGAAGTAACTGTGACTTGTAGTTCTGTTCATGGACTATCCACTGATAATAAAGTTTTTGTTGATGTAAGTACAGGAACTTTAGCTTCTGGTAGATATACAATCGAAGTTATAAACACCACAAAATTTAAATTCACAACTATTCCAAATGCAAATACTTCAGGGAACTTAACTTTAAGTAGGTTAATTAGAGGATTTAGATACGATGATTATGTCGGATATACAGTTACAGGCTCCGATGCAACTACTAATGAAATTATCTTTCAAAAAGCTGATAGCTATGGAGCAAAGACTGTAGATACTATTGCTAAAACAACAGTACCAGCTCATAGAGGATTTGCTGTAGGTAGATTTTTGACAACAGAATTAAGATGGAATTGTTCTTGTCAGGACTTTTCTAGAAGAGATAATTATAATTTATTTAGTCAAAACAACCATGAAAAATTTCCTGTAACAGCTCTTAGAGATACAAAGCCAGGTAATGTTTTACAAAATGATGGTAGTGTATCTGAAAGCCGAGATGAGCCAGGTGTTTTTAGAGATTTAGGTTACGTCACAATAAACAATTTTTACGAGTTACCTGAATATGAAGATGAAAAAGAATTTTCTTTTCAAAATCTTCTATATTATCAACTTCGATGGTGCAAGCATATTTACGCTGCTATGTGGTCGATATTGCATGATGAAGGTAATGAGCCACTGAAGTTAGCTGCAAAATATACACAAAATGGTATAAATATTACTGTTGATTTCGAAGAACATAATTTAAATAAAAACGATAAAATTCAATTAAATTTCACAAGTGGTAATGCAATATCAGGAGAATACACTATTAGTGATGTACCAACTCCTAATACTTTTGTTGTTATCTATCCTTTTGATCAGACTACAGGTGGTTATGTAACTGTAGAAAATTTAAAAAAACATGAATATGTTGGAGCATGGTTATTAGAACCAAGTGACAGACCTTTAGGAAAAGGTTATGAAAATTGGGAAAAGAGATGGGCTAAAGAAAAAAGAAAGATGCAAGAAGCTGTAGAAATTTTTGCTTTATATAATAGATCAACTAAATGGGAAGGAAATAAAAATATTATTGGAGATTTTAATTTACCTCAAGATGTGGCTAATTTTGATCCTTCTGTTATTGCTATGACTTTGACTGACAGTTTAAAAAGAGATGCAAAAGGTTCTTTAGATAGAGATGGTAAATCATTGAATACCACAAACAGAATGATTGCAATGGTAAATAAATTATTTAATAAAGCTCCTACTGTTCTAGATGATATAAAATTTGGAATAGTTAATAGACCATTAATTGAATTTACAGATGCTTTTGAATCAGGATTGTTGAAAGCTGGAGAATATATAAATGGAGAGTTATTAGATGCAACAGTTAATACAAGTAATCTAGACGCAGGAGCATATAATCCAGAGACAGCTCAAGATACAGTAGTAGATGCAGGATTATATATTAACGTCTAATTATGGCAGTACAAATTCAAACTCGTAGATCAAGTACAGCAAATGATAGACCCTTTCCAATAAGATTAGGATCTGGTGAATTAGCTTTAAATAATAACAGTACAAGTCCAGGTTTATTCTTTGCAGATAATACAGCCTCGCCAAATACAGGATTAATTAAAGTTGGTCCCGTTCATATAGGGAGTACTGCTCCTAATACTGGGGCTGCTGGATTTACTTCTTCTAGTAAAGGAGAAACTTGGTTAGATACAGTAAGTACTCAAATATTTAAAATTTATGATGGAGCAGCGTTTCAGACTGTAAAAGCAGTAGCATCTGTCTCTGCTGGACAACCAGCTAATCCTATTAATGGACAATTACATTGGGACACAGCTGCAGGTGGTGCTGGGGTATTAAAAATATATTTATCTTCTAGTGCTAATTGGGTGAATGTTTAATTATTTACTTAATAAATGATCTAAAATTCTATCTAATTTACTATGAACACCTTGCATTTCTCTTAAAAAATCCTCCTTTAACACATAATCGTGTAAAACTTCATTCTTTAATTTATCTAAATTTCTTTCAACATTTTCAAATCTTCTGTCTAATTTTTTACTAAAATTGCCTAAAGCCCTTGTTATACCTGCAAAGGCTCCAATACTACCAGAAATAATTGCTGCGATGACTTGAGGTTCCATACCTTAATTATAATGGTAGGCACAGTTTAAAATAGATAATTATAAGATAAAATCATGGCTACAGGATACGAACCAAATATACAAGGAGCTATTGCTGCATTAAGAGATTTAATGATAGCTAATAATGTAAATTTAGGTCGTGAGCCTTACGCCCCTAATTACAGAGGTTTAGTAGATGCGGTAATTGATTTAAAAGAAGGTTTTCCAACTTTTGCACCAGCACAAGTAACATTTGGGGCAACTGCTTTTGAAGCTGTGACTGAAGGAGATGCTTTATATATGAGAACTTCTGATGGAAAAGTAGGTAAAGCCAGTGCTGCAAACGGAGCTATAGAAAATGCATTTGTAATTGGTTTTGCAAATATATCTGCTCTAACTGATGAATCTTTGCAGGTTGTAGTAGCTGGGCTAAAGGATATATCAGGATTGGATGCAGGAGATTTATTCTTCTTATCCCCATCTACAGCAGGAGCAATTACTGCCACCCCTCCTTCTTCTGCAGGACAGGCAGTTGTGAGAATAGGTGAAGCTGCTACTGCAAGTAAATTATCTATTCAAATTGAACCACCTGTAAAATTAAGCTAATGTCTTATCAACCTTACGCACCGAATGCTCAGGGATTAACTGAAGCATTAATTGATTTAAAATCAAATTTTCCAGGACAAATAGCTAACAAAATAAATGGTTTTGCAGCGAATGCTTTTGAGAATTTAAATCAGGGAGATGCTGTATTTTCAAGATCAAGTGATGGACAACTTGGGAAAGCAATAGCCAATGATACGCAAGATAAAGCAAGAGTTGTTGGATTTGTAGAAACAACTGTAAGTGCTGGTAATTTAGTTAGGTGCATTGTCGAAGGAGTCACTCCTGTATCAGGGTTAGATCCTGGAGATCATTATTTTTTATCTGCTAGTTCTGCTGGAGCTATAACAAAAACTCCTCCATCTAGTACAGGACATTTCGTTACAAGAGTTGGTGAAGCAGCTACTACAGCTTCATTAGTAGTAAAAACTGAGCCACCTGTTGGAATAAGTTAACAGTTAGTCGTCGTAAAATATATACAAATAAGTTCTTTTGGTTAAGAACTTGATCGAGATATTAAATGGCAACTAGGAAGGCGTTAGTACTTGTTTCTGGTCTTTTTCAGGAGTTGAATTCTTCTTCTGATAAATTAGATTTTGCTGGAAATAGTACTTCCGATTTAAGTGAGGGTACAAATGAATATTTTACACAAGCAAGAGCTAGAGGATCGGTAAGTGTTGCGTCTGGAAATGGTTTAACTTACAACTCATCCACGGGAGTTCTTGGAACCAGTGCAATACCTAATTCTCAATTAGCAAATTCTTCTTTAACATTAGGGGCCACTAGTGTTGCCCTCGGAGCAACAGCTTCAACTATTTCAGGATTAACTTCTTTAACATCTACCACAATAGTAGCTGGCAGTGGAGCTAACTCTATATTAATAGCAAGTGGAAGTATTCAATTTGAAGGAGCCACCGCTAATGATTTTGAAACAACTTTAACTGTTACAGATCCAACTGCAGATCGCACTATAACTTTTCCTGACGCAGGAGGAACAGTTGCTTTAACAACTGATATTTCTTATCCTGTAACTTTAAATAATTCAGTAACTTTAACAAATAAAACTTTAGCTCTTGGATCAAATACAATATCAGGTACTATAGCTCAGTTCAACACCGCTGTTACAGATGCAACTCTTGCAACTACAACAGGTTCTGAAACTTTAACAAATAAATCTGTAAACCTTGCAAATAACACTTTAACTGGGACATTTGCTCAATTTAATACTGCTGTTTCAAATGCCACATTAGTTTCTACAACAGGAACAGAAACTTTAACAAATAAAAGCCTCACTGCTCCAACTCTTACAGGATCTTCAAGTTCTGCTGGAAGCATAATTTTTAAAGAAGATACTGATAATGGAACAAACTCTGCAACTCTTGTAGGACCTGCGGCAACTGCAGACGTGACACTGACTTTACCAGCTGAGACAGGGACAGTCCTTACTACAGCATCTTCAATTGCTAACAGTAATCTTGCAAATAGCTCATTAACTATTGGTAGTACTGGAGTTGCTCTTGGAAGCAGTGCAACAACATTTACTGGGTTAGCTTCTATAACTTCTACTGCAGTAGTTACAAATGACAGTGGATTCAGAATTAGAAATAATTCAGATAATACAAAAATTGGAGCTTTTAGTTCTGCATCTATTACAGGTGGTCAAACAAGAACATTAACATTCCCTGATGCAGATGGAACCATAGCAACTCAAGCTTACGTAAATACTCAAATCACTGCTGAAGATTTAGATATTGAAGCTGACTCTGGAACAATAGCTATTGATTTAAATTCAGAAGTTTTAGATATTGAAGGTGGCACGAATATCACAACTGCTGCAACAGGTAACAAAGTTACAATTAATATGCCCACCGCTTTTGCAACGGAGGACTTTGCTACTGCAATAGCAGTGGCTTTAGGATAATATTATGGCAACCCAAGTTCAATTTAGAAGAGGAACAACAGCTGAGCACACTGGTTTCAAAGGTGCTGATGGTGAAGTTACAGTAGATACTTCATTAAGGACTGTTGTTATACATGATGCGATTACAAATGGAGGCTTTCCATTATTAAGATCAGATGGATCTAATTCTTCTTTAGCTCTAGGATCGGTATCTAATTGTAGTCTTAAATTCCAAGGAGATGCAAATACAGGGCTTATTAGTCCTTCAGCTGACAACATATCTTTAGTAACTGGAGGAGTTAGCCGTCTTACAATAGATTCTAATGGATCAGTAACAATTCCAGGCAATGTGACTGTAACAGGTACATTATCTGCAACTACTACTGATTTTTCTGATCAAATTGCATTAATTCTTGCTTTAGGCTGATATGGCAAATACCTTCAAAAGTGATACGAAATCTAGCGTTGTAACAGATGCTGTTAGTAGCACTAATACCAACATTGTTACCGCAGGCGGTAGTTCAACTTTGGTTTTATTAAGCATTTTAATTTCAAATAAAACAGGAGCCAGTGCTCAGGCTGATGTTTTTCTAGTGACAGGAAATGATGATACTTATCTTTTACGAAATGCTCCAGTACCTGCAGGCTCTGCTTTGGAAGTTATAAGTGGATCAAAAATAATTATGCAAGCAAATGATATTTTAAGAGTTAGAGCAGGTACAGCTACAGCTCTAGATGTGACTGTCAGTTATCTTGATCAAACTTAAGGAGGTATAACACATGGCTCTTAATACAGTAAGCTCAGATAGACTTTCTACAAACGTAAAGAATACAAACTTTACTGCAGCTGAGAAACAAGATTTAACAGATGATATTTTACCTCTAGCTGGACAGTTAGGTAATAGAAATATACTTCATAATGGTTCATTTATTGTTCATCAAAGAGGTGGAACTACAACTTCACCTGGATTTTTACTAGACAGATGGTATTCTGCCATGAATGGAGGAACGGCAACATTTAGTCAAGGCACAGAAACAAGTGGTACAGTTTATGAAAAAGGATTAGTAAATTATTGTAGAATTACAAATACAGCAAACTCAACTGCTTCTGGTGCTTATCGTTATTTAAGACAATCTATTGAAGCACAAAATCTTTTAAAAAGTGGTTGGAATTATAAAAGTGCAAGTGCAAAAATTACTTTATCTTTTTATGTAAGATCAAGTGTTGCTCAAAATTTTTATGGATATTTAAGACTTAGTGATTCCCCTGATAGTAGGTATCCTTTTGAAACAGGTTCTTTAACTGCTGATACTTGGACAAAAGTAACAAAAGTAATTCCAGGATATGCAAGTGGAAATATTGATAATGATAATGGCTCTGGAATGGAAGTTTTAATTGCCCCATTTTGGGGTACAGGTGGAACTGACTCAGGAGTAACACTTAATACTTGGGCTGCTTTTAATGGTGCACAACGATTCCCCGATTATGCAACAACATGGGCTGGAACTAATGGAGCTACTTTTGATGTAACAGGAGTTCAATTAGAAGTAGGCAGCGTGGCAACAGATTTTGAGCATAGGTCATTCGGTCAGGAGCTTGCTTTATGTCAGAGGTATTTTATTAGATTAGGTTATGGAAATCAGTATGCTTATGTTGCAGCTGGCATCATGGCTAACAATACAACACCTAGATGTGGTCCTTTTGTATTACCAACAACAATGAGAGCAGCCCCAACTGCTACTAGAGTTGGTGATTTGACAGTAGATTCAGAAACCGCAGCTGGTACATTGGTAACAGCTATCTCTTCTGCTGAAACCACTGTTCATGGTGGTAGGCTTGATTTTACTTGTAATTCTCACTCCGCAGGAGCTGGACAATCAATACACATTTATTCCGACACTGCAACCTCTGGTTTAGACTTTAGTTCGGAGCTTTAAATTATGATTTATACCTACAAAAAATGCAAAACAGAAGCTAAATTTGGTAATAAAGAAGTGTCTGTCATTAGAAAAGAAGATGGTGCTTGCATTCCATTTGACCCTGCAAACAGAGATTACCAAGAGTACCTTGCTTGGGTAGCAGAGGGAAACACAGCTGAAGCTGCTGATGGTTTAACCTGGGATGATATTAGAGCTACAAGAGATGGAATATTACAATCTACTGACTGGACAATGACAACAGGTGCTTCTGTTGATCAGGCACAGTGGGCTGCATATAGAC